ATTTCTAATAACACAATGAAAATTTCAAGAAATGGATTCCCTTCGGAAGCAAGACTTCAGACAGCTTCTGGGAGGAAAGCAGCATTTGCTTCCGTCGCACGCCTAAACATTGAGAATGATGGTTACAGAACGCCTCTTTTCAAGAGGGATGAGCCACGTTCGGTTCTTCGCGCTTGGCACAACGTTCTGGGGGTAACTCTATATGACGAACTGGAAAACACCGAATCATCAAAGTTCGGACCCTACTACCATCGACCGTTTCACGAGTGGTCCCAAAATCTTGAGGCTTATTATCGCTACGGCAATAGTGACGTCGATTGGAAATTGGCTCGTGATTCTATTCATGTTTCTGGCGATTACGTGGTCTCACTACTACGAAGACACTTCTCCAAACTCAGTCCCATCACAATCACCGCAGCGGTGGATTCAGCAAGAAGAAACACCAATCTTGGCCTTCCGCGATTCACGTCTAATTGGAGACAGGCGATAGTACATGAATACGCGATGCGGGCGGAGCAACTTCTTGATGGAAAAGATGTATTGTACCCGTTTGTTCTTTTCCGACGCGTTCAGCCAGGTGGCTACTGGAATGATCGTTCGGTCAAGTGCCCAGCTAAGAACCGTCCAGTATGGGGAGCTGACCATGCTGAAACGTTTGCGGGTCTTACCATCTTGAAACCGTTACTCGATGCATTATCGCGTGTGGATGAGTACGCTCATTTACGGGGTGATGACTATGTCGATGCTGAGGTACGCAAATTGCAACAAAAGTATCGCTTTTACATCAGTCTGGATTTTCAGGCAGCTGATGCTACTTTTGGGCCTCAGTTAATCGCATTTGGTCTCTCGATACTGCACCAGTTAGTGGATATCCCCGACAGCTACACCCAGCTGATCTGGAAGTATTACTGCTCAGGCGAAGTCGTAACGCCTCAGGGGGTGAAAAGTGGTACACATGGGATAGCGTCAGGCGTCACATTTACGAACATTCTTGAGACTTTGGTCTTCAAGGAGCTTACGTTATCGTTCCTTCATGAACAGGGCCTTCACCAAGGCTTAGATTTCAAGACTCTCAATAATGGAGACGACGGTGTGATCTTCTCCAATACTGAGATAGACATCAAGAGTCTGGCAGCATATTACGCGAAGTTTGGACTTGGGCTAAATGAGTCTAAAACCACACAGTCTGATTCAACTGTAAATTATCTACAGCGTCAGTGGATACGTGGTTCGGGTAATGGAGGCGTTATGTCCACATGCCGAATGCTTGGCCGTATTCTGTTTGCGGAACGTGGAATCAGTGTTGAGAAGGAAGGCATGGGTGTTGGAGAGTTCTGGACGTTGAATACAATTATGAAATTAGAGAATTGTAAACATCATCCCAAATTCGAAGAATTCGTGCACTTCGTAGCGCTAGGAGATGATTTGCACCTTCAGCGGGCACGCGATCATCTTTACGAAAGTTTACATACAATCAGAGGCTATGCCACAAATGAGGACAGTACTAGCAGTGAGAGTGGGTTGGCGAGGTTTGAGACCGTCCGCGTCCTAGGATGGTAATGACTGGACCCACAACTCGGGCAAGGTTGGGAGTACCCAAGCAGGAGTCGTTGATACCTGTACTAATCCATTAGCCCAGCGGCTATTAATTGATAGGAACGCCGTACTACCGTCTCTGTGTTTCGGTGGGGAGTAGAGTTTGGAGAAGTGTCTTCGTAGTAG